TCCGGGAACTGCTCCTGCCATGCGTCGAACTCGTTGATCAGGGAGGTTGCGGACCAGCAGTTCAAGCTTTCACGGCTCTGATACATCGTTCTGAGCTGAGATCCCATCAGTCCGCGAATTCTGCGCCAGAAGACGCTGTCCGCAGCGTTGAAGATCCAACCGGAGGACGGGTCGCCGTCCACCTTGTAGTCGATGTCTTCATGACCGTAGGTCATGTTCAGTTCGCCGTTGTTGTCGATACCGAGGCCGGTATCGTTGTCGTAGTCCCACAGGTCGAAACGGTAGCCGTCGTTGATCGCCGCAGCAGCGTTGTCGATGGTGTAGCTTGCAGCGTCGTCGCCCATCTCGGTTGCTTCCGCCGTGGTGATATACGTTTTGCCCCAGTGCCAGAAGGAGTTCTTTGCGCGGTTATCAATCATCGTGTACCGTTCTGTGAACAGGTACCAGTACAGCGGTGATTCGGTGATAAACCAGTCTCCGAAATGCGTCACGAAATCCGTATCACTGGACGTGATGACAAATTCGTACATATTCCTGAAGACCTGTTTGAGTCTGGTCTGAAGTGCTTTGACTTCGCTGCCGGACATCGACTCTCCGTCTTTCGTACCGGACGCGTCATAACGGAACTCGAAGGAGGCGTCCCAACCGCTGATCTGGTCGTACTCGTTCTTATCCACGTTATAACGGTACTCGTCAATATAGAGGGACCGATACTTCGGACTTACGTAATTGACCATGTAATAGGTCTTTCCGGAATCGATGCTGGTGTCTGTGGTTTTTCTGTAGGTGTTTCCGTTTCTCTCGTAGAGGAGGTCCAGATTCTTGATATTCAGAAGCGTGGAGTCAGTGACTTCGGAATATCCATTGGTCGCGGTCCATTCGGCCATGGAGATCGGGTACCGAATGCTTCCGTCCGCGTTGTAGTATCCGGTATCGAAGGTGCTGTTCGGCAGAGTGTTATCCGATACTTCAACTACAAACTCATTCTGGTCCGTGGGATCATTGACGCGGGTAACGTCCGTTTTCTTGGAGTCGCCGATGTTGCCGAGCGCATAGAAATGCCAGTTGGTATCATCGAATTCTCTGTGAGTGGTGACGTCAGGATCGTTCTCTTGGAGGAAGATGACGCAGTTGACAAACTCCATGCTGTTTTTCAGTTTGGAGTTTCTTTTCTGCGCTGGGGTCTTATAGGGGATATAGTCGTTGTACCGCTTCTGCAGCAGAGCGTTGTTCGCGTTTTCGGAGGAAGCGATGTTGACCTTGATGTTAAACCATGTATTCGGTTCCGAGGTCCGGGTCAGAGCGACTTTCGCGTCCTGTCCATAGTATTTGCTGCCGTCGCCAAGCGTAAGCTCCGTGATATAGGTGCTGTCAAATGGAATTTTGCTTACCACTTGGCTTTCTCCGTCAAAACCGCCGATGATATCGATGTTGCGTCCTGCAAGACCGTAACGGTTGGAGGTTGTGCCCTGTCCGGCGTGATACATATACCTCATGGTCCAGTTGTCAAGGACCTGATCGCCGTTCATGTGGAGGCACTGTACCGTTGTGTCTCTGACATAGTCTTTCTTGTCGTTCGTGAAGTGCGGGCAGGAAATCTTGATGATTTTCAGGTCCGGGCACGCCGCAGCAACGGATTCCGGCGTGAGCGCATTGTTTTCGTTGTAGATCTGATTGCGTTCGTACCGGCTGATCATGGTTTCGGAGTCTCTGGCGTCCGCAATGAAGTTGGACAGGATATTGCTGTCGGTCAGGGCGGAACTGTAGGACTTCATGCGGTAGATGTAAACGTCGCAGTCATCCGAACCGATGGTGATATTCACCGGGTTCAACTGATACAGCAGGAAGTCTTCCGCATTGGAGTACAGCAGGGGTCTCGCGGCCACGCCGTCTTCATAGGTCATGATAAACGATGTCGCGCCGTCAGTCTCAAGGTCAATGGCATTGATGTTGTACTCGAATTCGATGATATCGTCTTCGCAGTAGTTGGTTACCAGAGAGCCGGTGGAGGTATAGATCGTCGCTTCGTGGGCCTGCATCTTGAAGCCGACCTTGTCATTGGCCGCGCCGGTCAGGCAGGTCAGGAAGGTCGCGTCCTTATTGCGAACGCTCGATACCTTGAAGATGATCTTGAACTCTTCACCGTTCTGCTTCGGATCGGTTCCGAACAGTTTGTGGGAGATATAAGCCCGCGTTCCGGACCGGACGCAGAAATACTGGTTTCCGTCGCTGTCCACCTGATAGCCGCCATTGTTCCAGTCGAAGTTGTCGGAGACCGTAAGTTTAACATCCGGGTTATTCGCGTCGGTCCACAGCCTGTTTGAAGACGCGTTCGTGATTCCGACCGGGTTAAAGTCGAAGTCAAGGTTTGCGGTCACTGGCTGAATGTCATATCCGAGCTCCTGCACATTCACACGCAGCGTAACCGTAGTCGTGCGGCAGGTGATTGTCAGGATATGGGTTGCTACAACATCGGATTTATAGGACCATGTGTTGGACGCCGTGCTGAGATGCAGTTCGCTTACCAGATTGCCGTCCACCCTCAGTTCCACGGTCGGGTTTGAAGTTCTGGGATCATAGACAACATAGGGAATATTGAAGGTGTTGTACTGCTTCACATTGGCAAGACCGTAATGGTCATACCGATAAATGCAGCCGATCACCGGATCGTCGCTTGCTTCGTCATACCAGATGATGTCTTTGAAGATGTGGTCGGTTTCAAGGTTTTCGCCGTTGACCGTTGCTGTCATCCAGAATTCCAAAAGGTGTGCGCCGTGGGACTGCGCCGGGACGGAATAACTCTGAAGGATACCGGAAGCAGAGGTTGTCACGGAAGGAAGGTCTCCGCCATCCAGCTTGAAATGAACTACCTTCGGGACAGAGCCGTAAGGCGTGTATGTGACGTTGACAGCCTTTCCGGTTGCGTTCGTGTATCTGTCGCTGAAGGCCGATTCAATACGGACGTCGACAACCTGTACCGTCCAAGACTTTGTGTTCATGGACCCGCCGTCGTCCGTGACGGTGAGGGTGAACTTCTGAGAGCCTACCGTGCAGAAGTTGGTGACATTAAAACTATTGAGGCCCTGCACCATCGCGCCGGTCATAACAACAGCGTTGCCCATTTTGAGGACATACGATCCGTCAACTGTCTCTTGATCCGAGTCGACAGAAGAATAATTGACCTGAAGAACGATGGTATCAGTCGGAGTCACAGACAGAGGCGTCGGCGTAATGCGTTCGACCGTCATGATCGTTGTACCGCTCGTGCCGCCACCGCCACCGGTTCCCTGAGGAATCGTGATGGTACTGACCGGGTTTTCCGTGTCTTCGTTCTCATACATCTCAATCAGGTACACGTCGCCGTTCTGGACAAGAGACATGGAATACTCATTGATATCCCCGCGCAGTTCGTCGATATCGGCATTTGCGTTCTCGATTGCTCTGCCGAGGCCGTTCACGGCGTCATTGATACCGCTGATATCCGTGGAGTGATTGGTGGTAATTTCAGACAGTTTGTTATCGATCTGGGTTTTCGAGTAGGCATCCGCACCGACAGCATAGAAGTCGCCGAGTGTGTCGGACCACCGATAGTGCAGATAGATTTTCGGGTCTGTCGTCGCCACGTAGTAGTCCGTGAACTCATCGCCGTCTGGATCGCCGTTCCCGTCCTCCGGAAGCTCAGACACTACCTTTACCATCGCGCCGCCGATCATCTTCATGACGCCGTCAATCTTGCGGTACAGAAGAGCGCCGGTCCCCTGCTTCACGACATAGTTGACGTTCTCGTCGGCAGAAGCAGCCGCAGGAACACTCGAAACAACCTGCGTGGAATCTTCCACCTTACCTTCCAGAGCACTCTGAAGGCTTTGCAGAGACGTATAGACGGCCTTTGCGGAAGGATACTGCGTATCCGTCGATGTGGAGGTGATGGAAGTAACTTTGTTCGACAGCACTTCGTAATCGGCAAGGATCGCGTCGACCTCTGCTTTGGAGTACGCGTCGGACCCGATTGCATAGAACCGGCCCGGGACAGCCTCAGTGCCGTGTTCCGGGTCTGCGGCAATAGGATCAGCCCACCTGTAATGCAGGTAGTTGTCGCCGGTCGGGTTCGGAATATAGTATTCCGTGAAGATGTCGCCGGTTGACGGAAGGTTGTCTCCGACATAGGCCTTGGAGCCGCTGATCAGAACCCATGCGCCATCGATCTTCTTGTACAGAAGAGCAAGGCCGCTCGTGTACAGGACGTAGTTTACCGTCTCGGACGCGTCTGCGATTGCAGGAAGCGCGGACACAACAACCGTTCTGACGTTGGAAACGCCAGTGCTGAGGGCATCCAGATTGTCTTTGACGAGTTTTTCAGACGGATAGTGTGTATCATCCGGGGTAGCCTGAAAAACGGAAACGCGGTTGGCATGACGCTCATAAGGCGTGAAGTCGATTCCGTCGATGCTGCCGCCAAGGTCCGTGACAACCTGATCAATGGTGTCCTTTACCAGTTTCGCAGACGGATACTGTGTATCAGTCGGCGTAATCCCCGTAAAAGAAGTAATCTTGTTTGCGGCATTCTCTTTCAGGTCCAGATTGTCCTTGACCAGTTTTTCAGTCGGGAACTTTGTGTCACCGGGGACCGCAGAAAAAGCGCTCGCCTTGTTTTCCGAGCGCTCTGCGTAGATGTCTTTGACATCGTATGTGGTGTCGTTTACATAGACATGTTCAATAGGTCTGTTAGCCATGCTTTCACCTCACATCAGGCAATCATCAGTGTGGTATCGACGACTGACGTGCCAAGTCTTGTGATTATCAGGGTAGTGCCGGACACGGACGCATCGGCCTTATTGACCAATGCGTCCATAGCGGCAATTTTATCGTTCATTCGCTGGATCATGTAGGCGTACTCGGTCTTGCGTTCGTTTTCAGCCTGTACGCGCTCATCCTCGTTCAAGGAAGCGTTGTACAGATTGATTTGCAGCGTTGCGAAGTCCGTTTCCGAGCCCGTGTATCCCTGCTCTACCGCATAGGCATAAGCCGATTTACCGGTTTCACCCTGCACGGTACCGACAGAGGTTGTCGTGCCGTCCGCCCATTCCATGATCAGCTGATAATTGTTGTCCACATAGGCGCGGACAATGCTGTTCCCTTTCGGGATTCCGAGGATCAGAGCGCCGGTAATCAGGTCATAGTCAACGCTTGGAGATTCTGTCGTCAGGAGCTCATTGACCGTCACCGACATAACATCGCGGTTGATGAAGCTTGCAAGAGTCGCGCCGCTCAGTTTCTTGGCCTGCCCGTTCTGTTCCAGCACAAACAGGTCAGCGTTACCTATGTTTTCAGCAGCAGCGAGAGAGCTTATCGCGGCATCAGCCATACATTATCCCTCCTCTTCGGAGTCTTCTTCCACTTTTTCAGGTCCTTCGTTCTTTTCAAGAACAAAGTCACCCGGCGCAGCTCCAACTACGCCATTTTCATACATTCCGGAAAGCAAGGACACGCAGCCGACAAGCATGTTCATGCTGTCGTAGCCCTGCACATTCAGTTGCTTCAATGTGACGATCAGGTTTGCAAGCAAACCCTTCTCAATCATGCAATACTTATTCTTCTTCGCCATGTTCTACCTCCGTTTGTTCTTCTATGATTTCCCGCTTTTTCAGGTCCACATTGACGCCGCCAACCGCGTCCGAAATTGATTCCAGAACAACATATTCCGGATATCCTTCAAACGGCAGAACGTTCTGACCGCCGAAAAGCATGACCGCCTCCATCAGCGTCATGCCAACAAAATGAATGTACAGCCGTTGCGTGCTGCGGCTTTCGATACAAAGGTCGCATTCGTATTCGTTCCCGTTTTTTGCTTTCAGTGTCACCACTATTTCCCCTTATCTCTTATTGTCAATAATTCCACTTTGCTGTTCCAGATTGGGTGATGCCAAGTTGAGTGTTTCCATACCAAGCTTTCGCATAATAAGTAATCGACGCATAAGATCCGTGGTCTTCCCATCCGCTATTAGATAGTGTGGCATATACACTATTTTTAACATCTTGTGCTCCTGCACTATAGCCATTTGACCAGACACCCGTTCCAGAACTACCACCTAAAGTTGTGATTTGGTTTCCTGCCGCATTTTTTAGAACTACATTGATGTTATAGAACTTGCCATCGCTGCTCTCGTTTGCAGTAACGGTAGACCGTGAGGACGAAACAGTAAGCGCCGATACCATGTCCTTATATGTCTTGGTATCGGCTATATTAAAAGACCCTTGTGTCAGGGACGGTCCGCCGATTTTGATGGTGCCATTGCTCTCTGTAAATGTATGGTAATGCGACTCCAAGTGTATCTCATTGTATCCATTGCTGTTTGAAATAATGAACGATGGACCGTAATAGCTGTTTGGAGTCGTAAAGTGCCCCGCTCTAAAATATGCAGGAAAATTCGTTGTATTCTGTCCGGTCGCGTTGTTATAGTCATTGGCCCAAGAAAGCCTCTGCCTAACCGCTTCTACGAGAGGACCGGTATCTGTGCCATAAATTGAACTTGGAGTAATTCCACCGCCACTGAAAGTACCGTATGAAGCATTAGTTTGACTCCATACAACGTTTTTCGCATACACACTCCCAGCAAACGTACCATTGTTTGCTGAAAGATTTCCGTTTTGGTCCACGCTAAAGTTATATCCGCCGCTTCCGTTCTCTCCAATATTGATAGAGCCGCCTGTTATGGTAGAACCGGAAATTGACCCGCTGAATGAGGCGTTCGACGCGCTCATGTTTCCGTTGATGTCAACAGAAAAGTTGTTTCCAATATGGATGGTGCCGCCTTTGATGTCACCGGTAAACTCACCGGCGTTCGCATAAATCGTTCCTGTGAACGTACCATCGCCAGTGACATGAAGCCCGTTCGCATCGACCTTCAGGACCTCTGTATTTCCTTTTTTGACCGTCCAACTGTCGTATACCAGAGACCAGCTAAAGCCGTCCCCCGCACCTTCTTTGGTAACCCGTGCGGAAATCTCGTCGGCCTTAATCAGAAACTCCGCCGCAATGTCAGCGAACTTTCGTTTGTAGTTGCGGTCCGTGCTGGACTCGTATTCCAGTTCGTTGTCGACCTCTTCTTCCCACGGGGCCCCGATATCCGACGCCATCATGGAGTCGAAGGTCAATTCCTGCTCGTAGATTCCGCTGTAGTATCCGTAAGCATGAATCGCATCGCCGATCTCCGCAGCAGGGTCTACAATCGCTGTCGTCGCAGAGTACGGCTGATACTCATAGCCGTAGAGGTCTTTTAAGAGGTTGTCCGCCACGGACTGGCGTTCTGCCGGTTTGACCAGAGGGCACGCCGCTTCCATGCAGGTGCCGCTTCTGGTCATGGTGATGTTCAAGGAGATGTTCTGTTTGTCATTGACGTTCGAGTCGGTAGTCTTGATCAGCACAACCGTAATCACGTCTCCGTCCTTTGGCTGGTCCGTGAATCCGGTTACGCTTGCGAAGTGGACCTCTATGCCGTAGGTGGAGTACAGTTGCTCCGTCGTGTAGTAGGTGCTCGAAGTGTTGTACCGCCACTTGTTCTGCGTCGTATTCCAAGTAAAGGTGTAGGTTCCCGTATTCCGGTTGGCCCACGGTGTGTAGTTGCTGCCAGCAGCCCACGCGCTGCCGCTGTAGGAATACCACTTGTTTGCCGTATAGCCTCTTTCGCTTCCTGTGTAGGCGTAGCTTTTCGAGGTATCCGTCATGGCGGATGAATCGGTTACTTCAAGGATCTTCGCTCCCGGACTTGAGATGTAGTTGTTCTCGTCCAGAGCGAGGATAATCATGTCATAGGGCGCGAATTTTGGAGAGGTGCTGAATTGACCTGCCCCGTATTCCAATGTTACGCTGTCAGACATTCCGCATCACTCTCCTTTCACGCCCTCAGCAGAATTCTTGTTCCGCCAAAGGTAATTCGTCTTCCGTTCTCCGTAATGAGATAGAAGGTCTCTTCCAGCATATCGACAAATCCGACGAGGCTGAGCTTGCCGGTATCGGACATAATGAAGTTGCCGCCGTACATGGTCGCAATGCTTTCCAGAACTTCCCGCATCGTATACTGTGCAGGGAATCCGATGATATGCGTTGCCGCCTGAAGTTTCGTTATGGTATCTTGCTCAATATAGTTTGTCGGTCTGCCGTTGACTGTTGAATACGATACTCCGAACATGTGCGCGACGATTTCTTTGACGACGGTGTAAGCGTTTGGGCTGCTGGCCGTCCACGACAGGGTAGATGACGGATAGTCCCTTTCCGCTTTTCGCAAAGCATCGTAGCCGTAGATTTCAAGCCGTCCTGTTTCGTCGTCTGCTTCTCTGGTATTGATGAAGAATTCGCCCTTCTGGTACCACGGAGATACCTTGTTCCCGCTTCTCAGTCGGAAATACGGTTTGATGGAAGCCCCGCGCGGGATCTCCCGTTCCGGGTCTTCCATCGAAATCTCAATCTCACCGGCAATCGCGTTGCCGAACATCGGCTTTTTCTCTTTGAAGAGCTTCTTTCGTGTGCACATGCTATACAGCTTTGATTGCTGATAGGTTACTCCGTTGATGACCACATAGGCCTCGGAGATATAATCTCCGCTGTCGAATATTTCTCGGTAGGTGGAGTTTACCTCTTGCATCGGTCCACCTCGCTTTTATCTTTCGATGATATTGAATGATACGTCCCGGTTCATCACCGCGCCGCTCGTGTCGATGAATCCAACGCCGCCGTTTCTTGAACTGTTATAAGCGGTGAATGACACGGCTCCTTCCGGAAGCATGTTGGTATTAATGCCTATATACTGCGTCCTCAGCGCTGATATAATACTCGTACACTGAGCAAGGGTGACCGGCACAAGCTTGATGGAGATCTTCCGCTTGTCCGTCACCCTTCCTCTGTGCATGACCGCGTCAAGTGTACGCCCGGATTTTGGCGCGTCCACATCGTTGTATTCCCACTTGAATTCTTCGATAAACGGTGCAATGTTGATATTCCCGATATAGAAGTAATAGCTATTCTGTTTTGCCGTCATTGACTATTACCTCCCTTCGGATCTCGCTTTTCGCCGCATCTCTTTTTCCACTGCCTCCGCGATGACACGGAAACTGCCGAACTGGGCGACAAGCTGCATGTTCTGGATTGAATCCTCAAAGGTGTCCAGTGCAGACATGAACCGCTCCATCATGCTTCCAAGGTCCGCTCCGCCAGAGCCTCCGCCAGCGCTGGACACGCTGTACGGGACAACAGAGCCGCCAGCAACAGCAGGCATCCGGAACGATACAGTTTCCGCAATGTCCGTCATAGCCTGTTCCAGCCTTCCCTTTTGACTTTCAATGCCGCCGACGAATTCCTTGATCATGTCAGGGCCGTAAGTGTCAAAGTCCGCCAGAGGTCCCTTGTCCGGCTTTGTGAAGTGGATGTAGGCGTTGATCATATTCGCGATTGCCTGAAGCTGTGCTTCGAGCGCAGGCATCTGCGACTGAATACCATAAATAAAGTTGCCTACCATATCTGAGCCCCAGATGCTTGCGTTTCCTGCTACCTGCTGGAATGTTGAATCGGTCTTTGTCAGAATGTTTTCAGCGTGGGTCGCCGCCTCGCCTTCCAGTTCGCTGTACTGTCCAGACACGTTCTGATTCATAGCCTCTGCGTTTTGGGTTGCCGCAGTGTTTGCCGCTGCCGTGTTGGCTTCCGTCTGAGTCTTGATCTCCTCGGTCGCAGCGTTTACGCCAGCAGCCATTTCCTGAGCGTTTTGCGTGATTTCGCCAGATGTGGTTTTGTACTCCTCATTGGTTTTCGCAATCGACTCCCGGTTTTCTTCCATCGCCTGCGCGGAAGTAGCCATCGCATTCCCGAGGGCTTCGATCTTCGTAACGTCTCCGCCTGCGGCTTCAATCTGAGCTTGAAGCTGTTCTGTGGTAAGTCCAAGCTGTTCGGCGAGGATCGGCAGGAATTCGTTATATGCTTCCATAGCATATCTGCTTTCCTGCATGCTCCATCCAAGTGCGGTAGTGTATCCGGTTGTGTCGTTCATACACTCATCCAAATGACTTGCGGTCACTTGGAATTCGTTCATCTTCTGCGCCATCAGTTCGACAGAGCCGCCCGTCTCATCCATCGCTTCCTTGGCATAATCCGAACTGAGTTTTGCATCCCACAAAGAGACAGCATAAACGCCAAGTCCAGCAGCAGCACCGCCAGCCGCAGCGCCCAAAACGCCAATTGCCGATGCAGCGCCAGCCGCCCCCGTAGATGCAGCAGCAGAAGCTCCAGCAACACTGCTTCCCGCTGCTCCGGCACCGCCAGCCGCATCGCCAGCGCCGCCCCCTGCAAGAGCCTTTACGAGGTCCGTAACAGGCTTGATTGCGTTTGTTGCTCCGGTAATCAGATCCCTAAACCATGCACCAACTTTCAGACCGATCAGCAGTTCTACAGCACCCTTCAAGAGCTCTACTGCTTTGTCCGGATTCTTGTTGATCCACGCGTCGATCTTATCTACGACCTTCGTAAGAAAGTCTACAACTTTCGGAAGCGCCTCATTTACCAGCCAGTCTATAGTCGGTTTTATGAAGTCGTTATACAGTCTTTCCAGTATCGGAAGAATATCCTGCGCCAGCTCATAGATCTTATCGCCGAGTTTTCTAAAGGCTGCAATCAGAGGGGGTTCCTCTTCCGTGTCGCCCCAGAACAGACCCCAGATGAAATCAAGCACCGCATCCCACGCAGCTTTGATCAGCCGCATGATCTTCTCTGCAATCTCCTGAGGATTTGAAAACAGGTTTACAATAAAGTCCCTGATTCCTGCGCCAAGCGCCTTCCAGTCGAATTCATCGACGAATCCATAAAGCAGATCGAGGAGCCCCATGAAGTAGTACCGGAGCTTTGCGCCAAGTTCTCCCCACGGGATCTTTGCTATCATCTCATTCAGTTTTCGCGCAAGCTCTCTTCCGGCCTCTTCAAACATTCCGTTTTTCAGCAGGTCGGCTATCTTCTTCATGAACTCGGACGGTTCAAGGTCCCGCAACGGATTGCTTTTATCTTGCTGCTGCGAGTTATCCTGAAGAACGTTCAATTCATCAAAGCCGAGCAAGGTCCTTTGAAGTTCCTGCGTATTTTTCTTTGCCTGCTTCGACAGTTCGGAAGCAGACTTGCCGGTAACGCCAAGCAGTTGCAGGAAGCCAAGAAAATACGATACCGCCGTGGAAATCCACTCAATAATCTGTTCGATAATAGGACCGAGTACATTGCCAAGAGCCGTCCAGATCGCGTTCATCCTTTGACTGAGCGCTTCGTTCTGTGACATATAGGTGCTGATGGACTTCGTCAGAACACCAATAACCGAGCCGACACCGACGATCGTGGAAAGCATTGTTCTACCAAAAGACTTCGCGGTTCTGGTCAGCGACTTGATCGCCTGCGTCATTTCTCTTGTGCCTTTTTCAAAGCCTTTTGTGGACAGATTCGCCATTACTGTAATCGCATCTTCCACAAGCCATCACCACCTTTGCTGTTTATCCAAGCAGTTCTTTCAGTATGCGTTCATCCTCTTCAAGCTGTCTGCGCTCTTCCGCCGTAAGCTTTGGCTGTAGCAGGACGATGTCTTTGTTCTCATCAAAGAATTCTTTTTCCCAAGGCTCCAGTTTCTTGCCCTTTGCTCTTTTGCTTCGGATACTCAGTACCGTTGAATAGGTGCATTCTCCGATCTCCATAAACCACGACAGGAAGGTCCACCAGTGGACGTCGTCCTCATCCCGGATCTCTTTTCCCGACACGCGGTTGATTGCTGAAACAATCAGCCTGAAGTCCTGTTCAAAGTCGACCATCTTGATGTTGTCTTTTTTTTGTTCATCAAGATCGTTGTTTACAAAGTTCATAGCTGCCTCGAATGCAGGCGCATAGTCTTCTCTGTGGAAGTGCTCAAAGTTTTCATAGATAATCCACAAAAAAGCGAGGACCTTTTCCGAATCTTCAAGGTCCCCGTCATTAAGTGCCGCAATAGCATCCAGAACTGCTGTATACTCCCACCGGATCGGCTCTTCCCGTCCGTTTACCGTGAGAGTTTGCGGAAGCCGATAGTTCATCGGTCGCCGCGTCTATGTCTTCCAGTTCGATACCCGTGCACATGCTTATCAATTCGGGCATCGATCTTGTTAAGTTCAGTTTGAAATTTCTTTTCCAGATAAGCCCCTATGGACTTGAAGACGTTCTCACAGTAGAAGTTGCCGTTGACCGGCGTGAAAACGTGCACCTGACTGAAAAATGCCTCTCTGGAATCAGTCCCCAGCAGATAGTCAAACAGTTCGATCATGGCATCCTCAGCCTCATTGAGAGCCCGGACGGAATCGTCGTCCGCAGCCTCGCCGTTCGGATCAATGCTTGTGTTTCTAAGCGGTTTCACGACCGTTCCAAACTTATCTGCGACTTCGTTGTACCGGTTGATGATGTTGACGTCGGTCGGGCTGAACTTGAATGTTCCAATCTGTTCCTTAAGTTGGTTATATACCGGTATCCTGATATAACCGTCTTCTACGAACAGGCCATCTTCACCCGGCGTAAGATTTGCGGTTTTACGTTCTTCCATGATTCAATTACCTCCTCTTGAATCGTTTTGCCCCTACAAATAGCTAAAAGGCCGATTCTTTATCAGAACCGGCCCAAGCTACACTGCTACGCCAATCCTGTAATCTTCAGAGTGGAGAGGCTGAATTTCACCTTCACTCTCTTTCCGGCTTTGATGATCTGGAAAGGCGATTGTATACCGGACGTATCTCCGCCGAAGGTCTGCGGCACGACAAGAACGTCCTCTTTGTACGCCCAAACAGCAAGACCGGTCGGATCACTCATGTCGATCATTGCATCGATCATGGTCGTTCTCGTATCGTCTCCCGTGAGACGTTCGAGCACAATATTCTGAATCCAATCGCTGAGCGCTTTGTTTGCGTCAGTAGGCTTGTTCGAGACGTAGAAAGTATCTACAGAGCTTTGCGGCTGGTATCCTGCATGAATCACATACGGCTCTCCGAGAATGTTCCTGTGAACGTCCACCTGAGGATTCAATTCCTCGCTGTACTGTTCAAGGTGCTCGCCAAGGCGAGTGTAGTTCGTTGAAGTCGTGAAGTTGTTCGGCAGGTTGCTTGCGTCAAGCGTGTAGACGTGATTTGCGTCAATAAAATGCGCCAGATACTTTCTTTCAATCAAAGACACTCACCTCGCTTTGCAGATGTAAAGCGAGCTCAGCTTCCAGACGCAATTGCCATGACTTTGTTTGTGACAGTAAACTTGGTCGTCACATCTTCCCTGTTTCCAAGGTTGGAAATCTGGAACGGAATCTGCGCACCGGAAGTATCGCCGCCGTGAGACTGCGGAACGAGGTAGCAATCCTCTTTCCATGCCCACAGAAGGTTTCCGGATTCCGAACTGATCACTCCACCCGTGATGACATCCAGAGAGACGCGGGCGTCAACGCGCTCGGTCCTGCACATGTCACCCTGCCAGCGATGGAGCACGATCGCTTCGAGGAATTTGTCCAGATAGTAGTCGTTGTCAGATTCATGGTCAGTCTCGTAGAAGGTGTCCACGTTGCTGCTGACCTGATACCCGTTGTGGATTGCGGTCTGATAACCCCAGATGTTCTTCCGGATATCGACCTGCGGGTTCATTTCTTCAGCGAAGTTTTCGAGGTGCTGACCGATGCGAACCCAGGTCCACTGAATCTGACTTTCGTTGCTGGTGCCGATTTTCGCCGCGTAGTCTTCAACATTGGTCGGCACCTTGACGTAATGAACGAGATATTTTCTTTCAAGCATATCTGCATCACCTCATCGGTCAAATTCATTGAGATACTGGATTTGCAGCTGCATAATCCAGTTCTCTACTTTGCTGTCTTCCTCCTGACTGAGGTAGACAGGCGTTTGGCGGCTGATCTGTCGGATTCTCCGGTTTCCCGTAAGTTTCGGCCAGTCACTCAGCCACTCGGTATGATCGTTTATATTAACGGGCTGTCTGGTAAGCCACTTTGCGAAGGTGTCCATCCATTCCTGAACTTCAATCTTCCTGCGCTCATTCAATCCAGACGCCCTATAAATGATCGTAAAGGGATACAGGCAGGTCTGCCAAACATGCCCGGTTATGCTCTCATGGTCATCCATGATGAACGAACCGGATGTTGCAAATACCGTAACCCCATTTTCCGGCTCTGCCGTGTTGAACATGACAACCTCATCCTCGCGGAGTCCCGGATAGTTCCGGACCATGTTCATCAGAGCCTTGGTTACTTCCTCATAACCATCCACATCTTGCTGATACTGTTTCTCAGCCATTCTTCGGATACTCCCCTTTGACTATGATATGCCGGATTCCTTTGAGGAAATCAGCTTTATAGCGTTCGTAGGTGTAAGTTCCCCATCTCGGCTGCGTGTTCGGATTCGTCCAGTGGAACGGTCGCCCTGTATTCGGGTTGATTCCCGGATATAGCCGCTTACCTTGAGGCGGGACCGTGGTTACGATCTTTCCGGTTCCCCACTTGCCAGCGTTTTCCTGATTGATCTTTCTCAGGTATTCGCCGGTTTTACGTGGTACAAAGGGCTGCATCTTTTCCACAAGCGTTCTGTCAAACCAGATTTGAGCACGCCGGAAGTTTCCGTTGAATCTCGCGAAGTGAATGTTGCAGGTCATGAACTGGTCTTTCATGGTAAGGTCTTTGAAAGTCGGTCCAAGAATCGCCATGCTTATCACCTCGCCATAATCTCGAAATGCGGGATCAGATTGTACCGGGATACTGACGTAATCACGAACACATGGTCGTACCGCGTGTTCATGTAGTCCAGAAATCCTTGCCTTGTAAAGGACACATCACTGATTGGAACGGGAAAATCCTCGTCAAGCTCGCCCTCGATAAAGAAGTCGTAGTACTTGTTTCCAAACTGGAAGGTGATAGCCTCTTCCGGAGCCAGCAGACGCCGGTACTCTTTCGGAAGGTAGTACTTCTTCTGCACAACCTCTGTTTCACCCGGGTTTCTGCACTTGATCAGCGCGTCGGTCCCGGACACCAGATACCGGACATGCAGCCGCACATTGTCGTTTTTCATGCCGCCGTTGTTGTTCCACGACGCAGATTCGTCCGTGACAAGGTGCACACCTTCCAGCACAGTCGGGTACCAGATGAATTCTCCGCTGTCGTGGGCTATCGGAACACGATTGAACAGCGTTACCGTCTGTTTATAGATCGCCTCAAACCCTGCCATAGAAGTTCTCCTCTCCGGAGACGTGGATCGGAACAATCGCCATGCGTCTCAGTTGCAGGAATTGCGTACCGTAGATCGTCATGGTGTATTCCGCGTCCGCCTGCAGGTTGCCCGGACCGGCGCTTGCAAAGCTGATAGAGCTTCCGCCGTCAGACACACTGGACGCTGCATAGGCGTTTCCGATCTTCCCAAGGTCGCCGAGTGTGTTTTCACCGAATCCGGCCATTTTCAGCTTGTGGCAGATCATCAGGGTAATCGCCTGATAGTAAAGGTTTCCAAACTGCTTTCTGCTCACCATCGGCTGCACAAAGTCAATCCAGAACTTCAAATCTTCTTCGGACATGGAGTCGAACTCTCCGCCGCCGATGGTTTTGATCATCGTTATTAACTTCGTGTATTCCTCTTCGGTGAATGCAGTCATGGACGTTCTCCTTTACTCAGCCTTCTTGGTCCGGCCTCCGCGTGCGGGTTTCTTCTCCGGTTCTGCCGCAGCCTCAGCAGCAGCCTCTTCGGCAGGAGCCTCTTCCTTGACGGGCTCAGCCTTGGCGGTCTTGGTCTCTTCGTAGGTCAGCATGCCGAGCTTGGCCTGTGCCAGAATGCCGGGAAGGACGACTTTTCTGCCGGTCTTGTTGCCGTCTTCATCGTACTCGTCGCAGTAGGCGATGCGGTCCGGGATCTGGATCGTTTCACCGGGCTGGGCAAAGAACCTGCTTCCAAAGCCGATCACTTTCGGGGCGTTTCCTGCTCTATCAGTGGTATTTGTGATATTCATGTTTTTGTCTCTCCTTCTAAAAAGTCTGTAGAAAAACAGGGGCCTCTCCTGTGGCGGAGAAGCCCCTTGCGGTTACTTTCTGCCGATTACACGCCAATCGCAATCAGCGCGGACATCGGGTAAGGAATGATCAGGCCTGCGGTACGAGCTTCGCAGGGAACGATCGTTTCGAGGTTGCGGACCTGCACCGGGTACTGAAGGAAGGCCATAGGATTGTGGATCGCAAGCTTCTTCTTGTCGTTGGTGTACAGGAGAGCAACGCCGGAGCCGTTGGAGGCGGCTGCATAGGGGTTGGTGCTGGTTTCGTCGTCATTCAGTTCAGCTGCCATTTCGATCTTCTTCAGCCACGGAGCGTTGCGCTGAATGAAGGTCAGGACGGTATCGGCGGTGTCGCCGACACGCTTCATGGACAGGGCGGTGTGAATGTTGGTCGGGAGGACCAGCGTGTCCGGACGCTCAATATTCTTGGTGGTCTTGGAGACCTGAGAATACATGTTCATGAGGTCCTGAAGGATCTCATCAGCATCCTTTTTCAGCCAAGAGGTCTGGCCGGTGGTGGCGCCTGCGGTGATGGTGTAGGTCGGGACGTTCTGACCAGCGGACAGAATACCAAGCAGGTTGTGGTCGGGATCGCCAGCCCATGCAATGCGGTTGATCTCGGCATCGATCTGGTAGTGGGCACTGTCAGCCTTGCGGGCATCGAGGTGCTTGTCGGCCATACGGGAAGCACGCATTTCCTGAGCGCTGTAGCCATAGCTTACGCCGATGGACTTCACGTATGCGGTGCTGGGCTTACCGAAGGCATCAGCACGCGGAAGGTCAGTGCTGTAGTTGTCAATGACCTTCGCAGTGCCTTCCTTATCGTACACGTAGTAGGTGATGGTTTCTGCACCAGCATCCGCCTCGGTGTCGATCGGGAAGAGCTGATAGGCCATCAGCTCGGGGTATTCGGCTTCGTAGGCTTCGCTCTTGACATAGTCAAGTTCGCGGGCAAACCAGATGGAAGCGGCGTCTGCGCTGTCGAAACGAGCGAGGCCTTCGATCTGGAGCAGCGACGCAGGGATTGCGGAGCGCTTGATGGTAGCGGCCTCAAAACGGTCGTACTTGTTGTGAGTCTTTTTCATGATCCATTATCCTCCTGTCAATTCTCGGATTACGCCTGAGCCTGGTGGAAGAGCTCGATCAGCGCAATGCCGTCCTGAGCGCCACTGAGGAACACGCCCTTCACAGCAACGTTGTTGGTGCTGGTCTTTGCAAAGCAACCGGCGTCATTGCCGGAGACGACCAGATACACGGGATCACCGTAAGCCGGAGTCTCGTTTGCGGCCAGCAGACCGTAGATACGGCCATAGCGCATAACGCCAACGGTGATGTGCTGATTCAGCTCGACGCCGCCGAACATGGCATTTTCGGAAGTGCGGCGGTTGGTGACAATACCCTCGAACTTGGCGGCAGTGGCGCTGGAAGTGGGAACGGCAATGCCCTTACCGGGCTGGGCACCCTGCACGACGCCCATGCCGAATTTCAGAGCACCGTCAGCAGATTCATTCATGAAAGAGTTGACCTCATACGGGGCCAGGTCGTAAATGCCACCGGCCTGACCGACAGGGGTAGTGAAGCGATAAACAGTCTGTGCACTCATTTGGATATCCTCCCTATTAATTACTTGCGATCCTTGTTGTATTTGGCGATCATGCGCTCGCGGGCTTCGAAGGCAGATCCGCCGTCAACAGAATCCATGTGTGCAGTTTTCTTGTTGTACATCTGTCTCTTCTGGTCCGCAGTGGTCTTGCGGCTGCGAGACTTGATGATGTCACGGGCGGCTTTGAAAGCCTCGTTGACGTAGACGTCGCTCTTGCCGTCCATGCGGGTCTTCAGACCGGCAGCACGGATGATAGCGACTTTTGCATCACGGACAGGCTTGCGGGCAAGGCCCTTGATTCCGACTCTGTCACCGAGTTCGCCAAGGGCGATCTTCATGTTGACCAGACGCTCCACCGAGTCGGCGTTCATGCGCTTGCCGGTGTAGTCTTCGCAATCCTCGCCGTCTTCGGCGAACAGATCTTCCTCTTCTTCCTCGTCCACGGTGTCGTCCTCGTCAAGGTTTTCCTCGTCTTCGGGGATAACCTCTTCGTCCTCGTCGGCGTCGGTCACAAGCTCTTCCTCTTCGTCTTCCGGAATTTCTTCCTCGACGACGTCGTCTGCGTCCTCGTTGCCTTTCAGGGTTTCGAGGTCGTCAACTTCGTCCGCTTGGACTTCTTCCTCGGGAACTTCCTCGGTGGGCTCTTCCTCAGCCGGGACTTCTTCCTCGTCGGAATTGGCGGCTTTGGTCATGTCCAGACGGGCACGGAGGGTGTCCACCAGATCAATAAGGGTCTGGATGTCTTCGTCCTGATGTGCAATCATGCCCATTGCAGCATCGACGTCTTCCGGATCTCCCTCTTCGTCGCGCTTGTCGCGGCGTGCTTTGACTGCCTCGACCGTTGCTTCCACGTCATCAGACGGGGCGGGCTGCTCGACGACTTCTTCGGTTTTAACAACCTCTTCATCGTCTGCATCGGTCTGGGCGGCGGGTTCGGTCTTGCCGTACTTCTTGTCGTACTCCTCAAGCGCCTTATCCAGCTCTTCGTCAGTAAGAACGGCATCAGCGTGAGGAACGCGCTTGGTTTTCTTGCTCATTCTTTTTCCCCCTTTGAGCAAATTTACTTGGTCACGGCTGTCAAGATTCAGCCGCGCCTGTTCTCCTGCTCGCGCCTCGCGAACAAGAGCAAGGTGGTTAATGCGGATGTTCTTCTGAACAGCGTCGTAGCGTTGACCATTCCAGACGCCGGGCGTTTCATCCAAATCGAGGTTATATCCAAGACTCAGCTCTTTCAGCCCAGCAGACTT